AAGCCAAACCTGCGTGAATAAAGGCGGCTGATACGGCAGTAGCGCACCAGCTATCACTGTACGAAACCCTGTAATTTAACGTACCGAATTTGACCGCCGTAGACAGATACTTGTTGTAAATGTCTATGATTTCCCTATGGCTTCCATCGGATTCTTTCTTTCCAAGCCACGATTCAAATACATTGATAACGGCCTGCCTATCAGAAACCTCTGTCTTAACAGGTTTGTTTACAGGGTCATACTTCGTCAAATCAAACTGATTGACTAAGTTAATGTTCGTTTTGACGTAGTTGGAAGATGTAGCGTAGCCGTCATCCTTGATGTTCTGCAAGTAAGTTTTAGGGTCTGTCACGCCTTTAAGATTGTCATACCTTGTCCGTCCGTCAAACAGGAAAACGAAGTAGCCTTTAACGCCCTCTTCCATAGACGAGTATGTACGGAAATTGTCACTGATCGTAACATGCTTGCCGTTGTACTCTTCACCGGTTCTCATATTGACGGAACCGCCTTTCCATAACGTTCCGCATTTCAAACCGAAGTAGTTGTGATATTTTGCGGAAAGTACAGATTCACCCCATGCCGATTCACAGATTGCCTGCGCAATAACAGCGGAATAGCATTTGACGTTATAGGACGGAGCGTACTTTGCGACGTACTTGTAAATGTCCTCGATAAATTTAGTCTGTTTAGCTGTTGCCATCTTTTTTCTTCTTTCCGTGATTCGCTTCAAAAGCCGCCTGCATCATGCCAAGTCCTTTGAACAGCTTCCGAACCTGAGACATCTTATAGTCGTGATTCTTTTCAAGCTGTTTCTGCCGTTCACGTTTCTCCGCTTCCATAGAGTAAGACATCTTGCGGTATTCGGCAGGCGTGAACGACTTGTTTCCGCTAAGTGCCGCACCGACAACATTCCTGACGGCAACAAAGACGGCTTCATGTATGTAACAGCCAAGTTCATAGCTGTCCGTATCGTGCATTTTTCGGATATTCTTAAAAGCCTTTTCAAAAGGCTTTAGTTTTCGTGGATTCAGATTCCAGAACACATCATACGGAACGCCAATGGTAAGCGCATAAGGCAGATACGATTCCCATATGAATTGTGTTGCGGAATTGAAATCAGGCAGTGGTTCGGGCGGAATTATTTCTTCCTCGTTCTCTTCGCTGTCTCCGCTTCCTGATTCTCTGCAGCTTCCTCGTTCGCTGTCTTCGTGAGTGCTTGAAAAAAATCGGAATCAGCAAGTTCCTCTCTGAACGCAGTCATAATCTCGTCAAGATTTCCGCCGTTAATGATGTGCTTTTCAATTTCCTGTCCGGCATACTCTTTGTTTCCGCCAAGGCAGATAGCGAAGTAGGAACGGACAGTGCTGATAGGCTTCTGTTCAATTTCCGTAAGAGAAACACCGGCGTCTTCGAGTTCGCAGATAGTGTTGAAAGTAATCTCTCTTGCCTGATATGACTTTCCGTTGATCGTAAATGTTCTTGTCATAAATTTTTACCTTTCCCCCTTGTATTTTTCTCCAGATACAAGGAAAGGGGACGCACATGACGTACGCCCCCTTGTTAACTAATGATTATTTAGTTATTCAGTGTCCTACCGGATACAGTTCCCCATCAGGATATAAATCGTCTGACGGGTAAAATGCCATTCAAGAAGCTGCGGCAGGCTCAATAGCGGTATCAGTACCCTTGTATTCCTCGATGATAAACTCAAGAGTAACAGTCCACTTTTCGTTCTGTGCGGTTTCGGGAGTGGGAATAAACTCCGGGGGTTCCGCCACAACAAAGAAACCGTTGGTCATCTCAGGATGATAGACCTCAAACCACATTTTCTTTGTCTTGTCTGCACGATTCTTGTAGGCATTAATCATGGTCTGAAGCTGTGTGATAACTTCGTCATTCACATTGAATCCCACGCTCCAGGTTCCGCCCGTGTCCTGTCTGCCCTTTTTATAGCGAGTGACTAAATCCTCAATGGCGCTCACATCAATCTGGTTTGTAGAAAGAGATACGCCGCCGATATTGTCACAGCGTTCCAGCCAAGTAAATGCCGCAGGTTTTGTTCCTGCTGTGCTTTCCAGAGCATAGCCAAGTTTTACTTCCAGACTTGTCAGTCCAGCATCAACAATAGCCATAGTGTAGTCCTTTCTGCGGAATTAACCGCAAATTAGTTATCGTTTGTTCTGCCATTTGCAAGTGCATCGTCAGCGCCGACGTTCCGTCTGTACCGAGCCACAAAACGGGCGACACCGGTTCGGGACGCACTTCTTTTTGGCAGGAAATAAGCGGAGAAACCCATGGATTTCATAGCGTTCATACACTCATACGATAATCTCTTTGCTGTCCGTTCATCTTGTGCGTAGACCTCACATTGACAGCGCATGTAGATACCGTTGACGGAATGACCGTATATATCTTCCATGATTTCGTCCGAATCTATCTGCCTAAACCAGACCGTGGGAAAATGCGGCGAAGTATTTACCTCATAGTCACTGGTATAGGTCACTTTGCCAACAAGATTAGGATACCTTGTGGAGATAGCGTTATTAAGTTTTGTACGCAGTACAGTGAAAACCCTGTCCTCTAACTCTGCGTACCACATCTGATTAGCCATAGATTTCTCTTACGACCTTTCTGATTTGATTTTTGATTTCTTCTTCGATTTTGCCCGTAGCATCAGCCGCAGGAGTACCCCAGGAAACCTTACCGCTTCCATAGTGCCACTTATGATGCAAGCCAAGTCCTGTACCGTATCCGCCGATGGTATAGCCAAACTTCTCAGCGTTCTTAGTGGCAGGTTCTCCGCCATGACCGTTGAAATGGATACCAGAACCAAACTCGATGAATGTCACATCGTGACCGGTAATTTGAATCACCGCAGTTAAACCGCCGTCCTCTGTCGTGATTTCCAGAGCAGGAACAGCGCTGTCAGGGCCGTCCATTTCTTCGCCTATGGAACCTGCGCTTGCTTCGGAATATGCCACGCTTGCGACTTTCAAACCTACCTTAGCAAGCCTGTCAACAAGCTGCTTATGCTTATCTTGCAGTTCGTCCTTGTAATCCTGCAATTCCTTGATTGCGCTATCTACGGATTCGGGAGACAGGACGCACTCAATGATTCGCTTCCGTACCGCCATATATCCTCCAAAAATAAAAGGGAGCCGGTTCCCCGACTCCCGATGATCATATTTATTCTGCCGTGTCCTGATACTGCTTATTTGCGACAACCACAACTGCCCCGATAAGCGTGTCCAGAGCCGTCAGAGTAGCCACAATCTGTTCTCCGTATGGAATCCCCCAGATGGTTACACAGGACGCCAGAAAAGCCAGAACAGGTGTAATGATAAGAGCGATGGTTTTGAGTGTGTCGTACTGCTTGTTAGTCATCATTATCCTCCCGAATTGAGAATGTGCCTTTTTTTAACAATTCCTCGTAAGTCATTTTGATGTTATTGATTGCCATCGTTGCGTAGGTATTGCGGAATTGAGGATGTGCGTCACAGTAGGCTTCGTAGGTATCAATGTCTTGAAGCTGTTGGCGGAAATACTCTTGAGAATGTTCAATGTTATTGATTAACTCGTCATTGAATCTGAGGATATGCGTCCTTGCCAGTACCGCAGCGTTTTCATCAACTTTCGTTGAGATTGTTCCGACTTCCGCCTTAAGGTCACGGATAGCCTGCAGAACCTTGTCCTGCTTATCCTCTTTTTCGTCTTTTCGCTTGAAACGTGCCGCCAAAAAGTCCCACAGCTTACTGCTCAATATTGCCACGACCACGGCTGTCAAAATCTCAGGTGTCATTGTCTGTCTCCTCTACCCACATGTCAGGTGGGGATGGTGGTTAGGTCGATGAAATCACGTTTCGTCATCTCCATTATCAATGATGTTAAAAATGAATCTCCATATAAAAGGCGAAACGATGAATAATGACCATCCAGAAGCTGCTATAAATTTAAGCGTTTCCATATACTTCATTCTCCTTACCCACATGTCAGGTGGGGATGGGTTATGCGTATTGCGCTCTCAAATTTGCAAATCCGTATAAAAAATACGAAAAGTGAAATTTTAATGTTGAAAAGTGCAGTCTAAAAAGCATACCGCAGTTTGTAGACTTTTATGATAGTACCGATGGATGCGGCGCAGGTACGTGTGTTGTTTTGATACAAATACTGGAAATTTACAACATATCGCATGTCAACACCATTATCTCGCCTGATAATGAGGCATCCTGTATAACCATTAAGCCCGCTCCCTCTGCTACCGCCGACAAGCAGTTTTTCAACACCGTAGTTTGGTGCATTGTTGTTTTCAAATTCAATGACATAAAGCGCATCCGGCTCCTGCTCCGCAGGAAGATAGTTTTCTATCCAGTAGTTTTCGTGGACGGTTTCGCCCGTCTTGTTTTCCGCCAGTACCGACTCGCTGATAAGAGTTTTGATAGGAACATCCACACTCACCTCGCTATACCCATCAAACCCATCCGGCTGATAAGTGCCGTTCTCACTCACGGATAGCGGTTGCAGGTCTGGATTGACATTGACATCGACCTGACTAAAGCCGACCTTGCCGTCAGATGGTGTGAATGTGCCGTTTGATGTTGTGGATAAGGTTTCTGTAGGCGCAGGAAGTACCGTAATATCGTCCTGCACGAATTTCTTTTTGGTCGCAAGCACCTGAGTTTCCGCAGATGGTGTGACCTCTGTATCCCCCATGTAGGGGTCGGGCGAGACAGTGACTTTGACCGTCTGCCCGAAGTTGGCTTTTGTGCGGATTTCACCGCCTTGAAGATGAGCCTTTGTGCGTATATCTCTCGCCATCAAATCACCTCATCTTTCAGCGTGTTCTTAACATCTAACAGCCTTTCCGATGCTCTTGAACGCTCTCCGTCAATGACCACATCCATTTCCATATAGACTTTTTCCCCTGCATGGTAAGCAAGGGTTTCAGCCTGAGAGAAATGGTATCGGATGACGTTTTCCACGGGGTCAAGTACAAGTCCATCTGATAAGTCTGTCTTAACGCACCTGTATTTAGCTGTCAGTGTTGCTTTGGTAATGTCAGCAACATTGACACCGCTGTCCGTAAAATCGACAATGTAGGATGGTGTTGTGCCACGAATTATATCTGCCATGTGCTCACCCCCTTACTCCACATAAACCGCCGATTGAGCGGCGATACTCAGTGCGGAAAATCTGACATATGCCATCTGTGAAAAGTCCTCATGTGCGAATCCCTCATTGATAGTGATACTGGTCAGATGGTTGTTCGCATCTGCTGTTGTGGGATTGTTGCCATTGGCGTGCCAGTCCTTAGAGTAATAGGACTTGATGTTGGTCAAATCGCTGTCATAGACCGCAATGTAACAGGTGTTATATCCTGTGTAGTTTGTCGCAGGAAGTTCGACTCCCTCAAGCGTCATAGTCTGACCTTTGACCATAGGGATGAATCCTGTGACAAAGTTACTTGCGCTTGCAGATTCAGTACCTGCCGACCCCAGTCTGTACCCTTCGGCATAACCGACTGTTGTCAGACTGGAATGTGATACTGCCGGATAAATGGATTCCTTGTCCGTATCCACCGCAGTAGGAAGCACGTTCGTTCTCGGCTTGCTTGCCACAATGGTA